ATTATTACGATTAGGTTAAAAACAATCTTGTTTTCACGATAACATTAAAATAAAGTCTCGGTTCATCTGTCGTAACATGATGCGCATCATGTCCTAGATTCCTAATATATAAAGCCAGCGTAATACGCTAGACAACTGTACACCGAAAGGTAGTTGCGGCTGTGTATTTATAAGACTTTCAATTTAGCCCATAGAAATTGATTTCACATTATCAACTCGGAACGACCTCCAGCCATTCGCCTGTACATCCCAGACAGAAACTGCCTTGGACTCAGATTCTTGCAGAAGAACGCCATTATTAGTCGGCGCATTTGGGACATATTCTGGCAACAGAGTGCATTGCATAACTCGTTCCTCACCGTTTACCTTTGTAAAGGTCACAGTGACAATGTTGTTACGAAGCATATCCATCATGTTTTCTTTTGTAAAGAGCATATCATTCACCTCAAACTTGTTTGACAACATCATTAATGGTCTTCATCGGAAATTCCCAATTACCAAGAATTTGTTTGAACATCGTCTTGACTTCTTTCTTGGAGATTGCCTTATCTTTGACCATCATACCATTATACCCTGCTTTCGCCTGATTGTCAATAAAAAACTTCACATCACCAATATAAGCTGCCATGACCTCAGCAATACTCTTGTCATCCTTGAAGGTCAGAACATGATACTTGTAACCAAGATCACCTGGAGTAAAGGTTCGATCTTGATACTTATAGATCATTGTCTCTAGTTCTGTTATAATTTCGTTTTTTTCTGTCTTCTTGTTTAAAGCCCACAACGCTCCATCACAATCGTCTAGTTCGTTGGACATTATACGCTCCTGAAGTATTCGATGGTTTTATCCAATCCCTCCGACAGTGCAATCTTAGGTTCCCAATTCAGTTTGTCTTTTGCTAATGTAATATCTGGCTTGCGCTGCTGAGGGTCGTCTATTGTTCTTTCGACATATACCTTATAGCCTTTATTCAGTTTCTTAATAACAATGCTGGCTAATTCGTCAACAGTAAACTCACCTGGATTGCCAAGATTAATTGGCCCAGTTTCTGAAGAGAATGCAAAACGTACAATCCCTTCAATCAGATCATCAATGTATTGAAAACTTCTCGTCTGTGCTCCCATACCATGAATAGTCAACTCTGCATCTGCTAACGCAGAAACAATAAAATTACTTACAACACGACCATCGTCTTTTGCCATTCTTGGTCCATAAGTATTAAAGATACGGAAGATGCCAGTATTCACTTCATACTTACGACGATAGTCTGAAAATAACGTTTCTGCTCCACGCTTACCCTCATCATAGCAAGCACGTGGTCCTAGCGTATTCACATTCCCATAGTAAGACTCAGGCTGTGGATGAATTAATGGGTCACCATAAATCTCAGAAGTAGAAGCCTGAACAACTCTGGCTCCAGTTAGTCTAGCCAGATCAAGAACATTCTTCGCTCCAAGAATATTTGTCATGAATGTATAAACTGGATCGCGCTGATAATGTACTGGAGACGCAGGGCAGGCTAGATTAAAAATATAATCAAGTTTAGATAGTCTAAAAGTTTGGAAGAATTTATCATCTGAAACGTCAAGATGGTGAAAGGTGAATTGTTTATTTACAACACATTCAGCTAGATTCTTAAGGCTTCCAGTGTAAAGGTTATCAACACCAATAACTTTATATCCATCCTTTAGAAGTCGATCACATAGATGTGATCCAACAAATCCAGCAGAACCAGTCACTAAACATGTTTTCATATATTCACCTTATTCAATTGATCTATCATGTATCTTGCAATATACCAAGCATCAACAATATCAGTTGTTGGCGAACCCAACTTTGTTGTTGGGCTAATAATATTATGTAGGTCTATTTGCGTCTCAGCCACAAACGCTTCATACATCTTCTCTTTCGTTGCATTGCCCTTGCCTGTTGCAAACTTCTTGACAACAGTTGGTGGCACAGTAAAGAACTTGTATCCATTAATATATAGCAAATACTTGAGCAGACCACAGTTCTCAGCAAGATTAAAGACTCTACCCTTTGAACCGAAAGAGTAGTCCTCTATCATAACGTATGTTGCGTCTTTGTCAAAGTTTACAAGAAGTTCAAGCACCCAATTAGCAAGATTCTCATAACGCTCTTGGTCTGTCAGATAGTCGTCATGATAGTTGCCAAGAATATTTTCAAATTGGCCAACAACAGACTTACGATCATTAAGAAAGTAGAAATTGCTGTTGGCAAATGTTTTGTCTTTACTGACACAAATAGCAGGGCTGGTCAACGAATAGTCAATACCGATGACAGTAGTCATTAGTTGTACTTTTCGTCTGTTTCCTCATCACCATCTTCACCGAAATAATCTGATTCTATTTCTTCATTGAAGTCTAGTTCGTCGCTAGTGTTATCGAAAAAGTCGCCGCAGAATGGGCAATGGCTTGGTGCGTAACTGACTTCTTCATTATCAAATGATAGTGCAAAAGCAGATCCACAGTTGTCGCATACTAGTTTTAGATCAGGCATTTTTATTTCCTTGTAATTGCAATAATCTTTTCAATTTGTTTATCAATAATTGGCACTCTATTCGGCCAGTTAATAATAGCTTTATCAGGGTTCTTCTTAAGATTATATAGTAAAGGAAGAATTAAACCTTCAACTTCTTTCAATGCGGCTTTATGCTTTTCTTCGATAGCTGAAATATATGCACTCTCAACAGCTTTTTCCTGAGCATCTAATAGTGAATCAATTTTTGTTTGCAATGCTGAAATCTGAGCATCATCTACTCGTTGTTTTGGTTGAACTGATACTGGTTCTTCATCAGAAAAACTGAAACCAAAATCGTATTCGTCAGCTGGTGAATTTGCCATTGCCTTTACCCTAGTAACTATTATTCTATTTAGCCCAAACTTCTTCCCAGGTTCCTGTTAGTGCACCCTTGGCATAATCTGTTGCGCGATTCTCAAAGAAGTTGGTATGCGTAGGTGCATTGATCATTTCTTCCACCCATGGCAGTGGATTCTTCTTGACCTTAAAGATGCCCTTTAGACCTAGCGAGATCAAACGACGATCAGCAATGTAACGAATATATTGCTTGACTTCTTCAGAGGTCAATCCCTTCATTGGTCCCATGCTAAACGAAAGATCAATGAACTTGTCTTCAAGCTGGACCATCTTCTCAGCAATGCTATAGATCTTGCCCTTGAGGTCGTCGTTCCAGATCTCACGATTCTCGTCGATGTATGAACGGAACAACTTGATCATTGACTCACAGTGAATCGTCTCATCAACAATAGACCATGTCACGATCTGACCCATTCCCTTCATCATTCCATTGCGAGGAAAGTTCAGAAGCATGATGAAAGAACTGAACAGCTGTAGACCTTCTGTGAAGGCAGAGAACATGGCAATATTTTCAGCAATAGAAATATTACTTGATTCGTTTAGAACGTAGTCATGCTTGTCTTTCATCTCTTGATACTGAAGGAACTCATTGTATGTTGTTTCTGGCATACCAAGAGTTTCAATCAGATGGCTATATGCAGCAATATGCAACGCTTCACGTGCAGCAAAGCCAAGCAACATCATGCGAACTTCTGGTTGAGGGAAGTTTGGAAGATAGTTCTTGACATATCCGCCAGCCACGTCAATATCACCTTGCGTAAAGAAGCGGAAGATGTTTGTCAAGAATGCTTTCTCTTCAGTTGTCAGCTTCTTCTTCCAGTCCTTGACGTCTTCAAGCATTGGAACTTCTGTATGAAGCCAGTGACTCTGCTCGTGTTTCAGCCAAGCATTGTATGCCCAAGGATAATTGAACGGCTTGAAATAGGAGCGTTCATTCGTGAGTTTTATTTTTTCAATCATTTTAGGTACTCGATAAATTGTTTAGCTGAATTCTTCCAGGAAATATTTTTTACTGATTCATATGTAGTCTTTCTTGAAACCTTCATTGCTTTTAAGACAGCAGTTAAAAGATCCTCGTCAGTGTATCCATTCACACCGTTTTTAATTTGGTCGATTGCACCATCAACTGGGTATGCTGCAACTGGAGTACCGCAGGCCATGGACTCAAGAACCACTATGCCATACGTATCAGTTTTGCTCGGGAAGACTAAACAATCTGCGTCCCCATAGTGTCCTGCAAGTTCGGTTCCAAACTTATACCCAATAAACTTTACACGTGGATATT